GTGGTGACGGAAATGCTCCGTCACCCTGCCCCAGAACTCCTCGCCTACATCCGCCCGCGCGAGGCGGGTGGCGAGGGTGGTGGTGTCGGTGGTCATTTCGATGACTCCTCGATTATTTCGCGGCATGCTTGTCGCAAAGCCCAGTGACCATCTGCGTCTTTCAACGCATCCAAGACCGCAGATGCCGTATATTTCCCGCCATCCTTGCCGACGATGCCCCGGTCGTTCAGATCGCCGGCGATCTCCCGCAGGGTCTTGCCCTGGGCGTGCATGGCGCGGATCTCCGCGACGACGACCTGTTCCTCGTCGACCACGACGAGCCGGCCGTCCTGCGACATGTATCCAATGGTGATATCAGACATTTTCAGCGACTCCTTTGGCCTTAAAATTTGCTTCGTAATCATGGCCGACAGCCGCCATCTTCAGAAATAGCCGTCGCATAACCGGAGAGCTTTCTTGAAGCTCTATCAATGCTCTTTGCCAGTCATCGATCGGCCAGGAAACAAGCGGCACCCTGTCGACAAGGGAATGGCACACAAAACAAAGCGGCACGATGTTTTGGCGTTCGTCATCTCCTCCGGCTCTTTGTGGTCTGAGATGATGCAATTCAATGCGCGCGTCAGATCCACACGCCCAACAAAACATCTCCCTGATTTCTGCCTTGCTATAGGCGCTCATCGGAACCCTCCCACCAGGACCACGGTCGCCACGACGCCCGCGAGCAGCATGGCGATAGCAGCCCAGTACCGCCGCGCGCCGCTGCGCGGGCGGGTCTCCTCCAGCCAGCCGAACGCGAGGCCGGAACGGGCGATGTCGTCATCATGCTTCATCGTGCTTCTCCCTTCTGCGCCGCGCGCCGCGCGGCCTGTTGGCGCTCGCTCTGACACTCCTGCCAGATCAAGCGAATGTGAGCCGGCAGCATCTGCCGGATGGTCGCCGCGTGCTGGAGGCACTCTGCCCTGGTCTGAGCGGGGATCTCAACACCACCGCAGTGGCGGTCGATCCCGTGCTGGCCGGTGCAGAGTACGCCGAGCATGAGCCACGACGGGGTCAGGTCAGCCACAGCAGCACCGTCCACATCGCCGTCCAGATGCCCACCGTGGCGGCGGCAAACTCAATCGCTCTGGTCATCGCGCACCTCCTCGATACGGGCCAGCTGCGCCGTGGTCTCCTCGGTGATGATCTCGGAAACATCGCTCATGATGCGACGCATCAGCACCTCGGCGTCGATCAGCGGCGCACCTGGCGTCTCGTCCGCCAGCCGCACGATGCGGCGGCAGAGCCGCAGGACGGCGACGCCGCACTCGGTGATCGCCTCGGCCTCGCTGAGTCGAATGTCGAACTCTTCAACGCTCGACATCGAGAGCCTCCCGCGCGCGGGCGAGATCGGCGCGGCGCTGCGCGACCGCCTCGGTGATGATCGCCGCGAGCCGCTCGGCATCCGGGGCGTCGAGATGCAAGGTGACCTGCGTCTCGGCGCAGCGAATGATCATGGCTGTCGCGAGGTATTCCCGCGCGCCATCCTCGACCGCCTCGTCGGCGGGCCAGATCCAGCGGACGCTGAGCGTCTCGCCTCGGTTGAGATGTATCCCGGTTCCGGGCATGTGATGGTCCTCCTGTTGCTGGCGCGCCACCCTGGCGCTCCCTGCTGCCGCCCGAGATCGAGCGGCAACCGGGAGGGTCAGGCGTGCATCGAGATTTCGCACGCCCACGGGTTTGCCCAGCCCTCGCATGCGGCGGCTTCGGCGGCGTCGCGCGCCCTGGCCCACACCTTCGCAAGCCCGGTCATGCCGCTCTCGTCGTCGCCCTCGGCGAACTGCCATTGATACTCGGTCTCCGCCTGACGCGGAGTGCAGCCCGCCCGCCGGAACACCGCGAGCGCGGCCTCCTCGGCGCGATAGCGGTCATCGGTGGTGTCGATGGCGCTGCCGTGAATCTGAATCGAGATCATCTGCTGGTCCTCCTCTGTCTGATCGATCAGAATTGCAGGCGCGACGTTTCGTCGCCGCCGAGCGGCGCGAGGCGCACCCAGTAGCTGCGCCGGTCGGCATCGGGTCCGTACTCCGCGCGCGTCCAGCCGCGAAGCTGCTGGAGCGCGTCCGCGCGGTCGCGCGCGGAGAACTTGACCGTCTGCGCGGGATGGTGCCGCCAGACGATGATGCCGATGTAGCTGCTCATTCTGTCCTCCGTTGTCGGCCGGGTCGGCCGGTTGCGATGGAGCCAAATATAAACCTGCCGTGTAGTCGCGCAACACAATCTGCCATGCAAGCCACGCATGGCGCTATGCGTTTCGCGCTTGACGGACTACACGCGCGGTGTATCCTTGGCTACATGACCATCCGCGATCTGATCTTTGCCCTCGGCGGCACCGCTGCTCTCGCTCGCGCGCTTGACCTGTCGCCTCAGGCCATTTCAAACTGGTCCCGGCGCGGCGCGATCCCCGCGCGCCGCCACTACCAGGTCGCGCGCCTCGCACGGGCGCTCGGCCTCCACATCGATCCCGAGGCGCTGCGATGAGCCTATCAAGAGACATCGCGGACATGGTCCGCAAGCACGGCCAGATGACCGGCGCGCAGCTGCGCGAGGCGTTCCGACATGAGGACGAGCAGCGGCTCAGATACGCCGTGAGTAACGCCGCATCTAGCGGCTGGATCCTCGGTCCGAAATCGCGCGCACTGCTCCCGCATGTCGCCTATCTCGCCGCCCCCGCTCCAAGCGCTTCGCTTCGCAGCTCGGACCGGGCAGATGAGGTGGCGATCAACTACGAGAAGCAGGACGAGCGGTGGCGCGCTCAAGCGGGCGAGATCGAGTACGAGGACCATCCGCGCAGTCTCGCGGCTCCTCGCATCCTCTGGCGAGCAGCGCCGCCCCCGGCTCGGTCTCCGTGCGGATCGAGTGCTGCGCTGATGGCGGCGGCGTCGCCGGGCATCTCCAACGAATCTCCAGCGAAATTCTCTACGCCCGTCGACGACGCCGAGGTCAGGCGCCGCACGATGAACGGACAGAGCCAGGAAAAGATCGCGGCCGCTCTCGGAATCAGCCGCTCGGCAGTCTGCTCGTCTCGACGCAGGACGAGGCGAGAGCGCGGCACGACCTTCGCGGTCAATCGTGGCGGCGGAAAAAGCAATTATGAATGACGACGAACGCGACGAGCCGGGGCGAAAGTGGTTCGGCCGCGAGCGCATCGAGCCGCCGTCGCTTCAATCCTCGCTCGATCTCGACGCCATCGCCGTTTCGTCGTTCCGCCGCGTCGCTCTAGGATGGGGCGGCTATCAAGTCCAGCCACTGAGGAGAGCAGAATGAAGCCACCGAGCGTCCTGCGCGAAGCCGAGGAGATCATCTCGGCGGATCGCGAGCGCACACATGGAAAAGCCGAGGACAACCTCGCGAACATCGCGACGCTCTGGGATGCGTGGTGCCGCGTATCGCGCGACGCGCAGATGACGCCGCACGACGTCGCGATCATGATGGCGCTGCTGAAAATCGCGCGCACGCAGACCGGCACATACAATCGCGACGACTACGTCGATGCGGCGGGCTACATCGCGCTGGCACACCGTCTCGCGGCGGCGGGCAACGAGGAATGATGCGGTCGGTGCGACTGATCTTGCACGGCGAGCCGGCGAGCAAGGCGAACAGCCGCCGTCTCGTCACGATCCGTGGTCAGGCGCGGCTCATCAAATCGCAGAAAGCACTCGACTACGTCGCCGCCGTGAAGCGGACCTATCCGCCGCTGGTGCCGCTGCTGGAGGGCAATCTCCGCATGACGGCGGATGTCTACTACGCATCGCGGCGTCCTGATCTCGACGTCTCGCTGATACTGGACGCGCTGGAAGGGATCGCCTATCGTAACGACCGCCAGGTGCGCGAGATGCACCTGTATCACCACCTCGACCGCGAGAACCCTCGCGCCGAGATAACCCTTGAGGAGATGCACGATGACACAGACGAATGACGATCTGTCCCGTTTCGCCGACCGGATCGAAATGGCGATCCAGGGCATTGAGGATACGCGCGAAAACCTCGCGGCGATCAAGGCCGAAGCAACGGCGGCGGGCTACGACGGCGGCGCGCTGGTCAAGGTGGTGGAGATGCGCCACAGCGAGAAGCGCCGGCAGAAAGAGGAAGCGCGCCTCGCGCTGGTCCGGCTCTACGCCGACCGGCTGGGCGTGCAGCTGCGCCTCGACATCTGACAAGACGGGCCGAGGCTCCTCCCTGCGCGCGGCCGGCGGGCCGCGCCTCCCAAGCTGTCCAGCGCGCTTCGGCGCGTCAACGCCTCCCTCGGCTACCATGCAAAGGGCGATGGCTGCTCCCGCCAACCATCAAGCAACACTTAACAGTTGAGGACACATCATGTCAGGCTTGCTTCTCCACCGTATCCCGCACGTCAGTGCGTCGTCGCTGAACCTCTTCGCCGCCGAGCCCGCGCTCTGGGTCATGGAGCGGCTCGTCGGCAAAAAGGGCCGCGTCGGCCCCGCCGCGCATGTCGGCACCGCCGTCGAGGCGGGCGTCGAGGCGGCGTTGCTCGGGAGGGCGAACAATATCGAGGCCGCGTCGGCTCTCGCGGCGGCGCGCTACGACGAGCTTTGCGACGACGCCGACGCACGCGCGAAGATCGACTCCATGCTGCGCCAGGCATGGGGCGCGCTTGCGCCCTACGGACAGCCGGACGTCCCCGAGGACGGACGCCAGCACCGCGTCGAGGTGGCGCTGGATGGTGTGCCGGTGCCATGCATCGGGTACACCGATTTCGTTTTCCACCAACACGGCTGCATCATCGACTTGAAGACCTCCAGCACGCTGCCCTCTTCGATCAAGGTCGCGCACGCGCGCCAGGGCGCGGTGTACGCGCGAGCGTTCTCCAACTACTCGATGCGCTTTGCCTACTGCACCCCGAAGAAATCCGCCGTCTACGTCCTCGAGAACCCGGCGGATCATCTCGCGGCGCTGGCGAACATCGCGCGGCGGCTCGACAGGTTCCTCTCGGTGTCGGCAGACCCGCAGGAACTCGCCGCCATTGTCTGTCCCGATTACGACAGTTTCTATTGGAGCGATCCCCAGACCCGTGCGAACGGGCTGACCCTATTCGGCTTCTGAGTCGATCCGCGACTGACGGTATCAGTCAGGTCAACTGCACACGCAAAAGGAAAACGGAAATGGCTCTCGGTATCCCCACCAATGCAAACCGCACCCCCATCGTCAAATACGATGCGAGGGCCGGTCGCTGGTTCCGCGTTGACGGCAAGGACAGCGTCGTGGACATCAGCAACGGCTTCGCCGCGATCTTCGATCTCGCGCAGATCGACATCGGCTGGGCGCTTTTCGCTGCTGGCGCGCCTCCCTCGACCTCGTTCGCGCGCGTCCCTGCTCCGATGCCGCCGCAGCCGACGCCGGACCACAAGCGGTCGGTCCGGTTGATGCTTAAGCTGTCGAAGACCGCCGGCGGCGATGTCCGCGAGGTGTTGACGCAAGCCGGCATCGTCCAGGCGGCGATTGACGCGCTGCACGACGCCTACATGGCCGCGCCCGAGGCCAAGGAGGGCAAGCTGCCGGTGGTGGCATGCCCGAGCACCGAGGCCGTCGTGCAGGCGATGGGCAACGGCGCGAAGAGCACGAACTACAAGCCGGTCCTCCAGATCGTCAACTGGGTGCCGCGTCCGGCGGATCTGCCGCTGACCTCGGGGCCGACGCCGGTCGCCGTTGCTGCTCCCGCGCCGGTCGCCGCGCCGCCGTCCACCGGTTCGACGGTCGCCGCGCCGCCGCAGCCGAAGGCGGCTCCTGCGCCGCTGCCTCCCGCCATCGGTGACGACACCGAGTTCTGATATCGAGATCGGCGCGGTCCTCCCCGCGTTGGTGCCGGTGTCGCCTACCGGCGGGCAAAGTGGCGAGCGAGCCGGGGCGACATCCCCGGCATCGGTCTGCCCAGACCGCACAGGAGGCACGCATGACACCGACACCGCAGACGCCGCTCGACGCGGCGCTCGACTATTACGACCGGGGGCTGATGCCGATCCCGGTTCACCGCGTGATCGCGCATCGTGAAGGCAAGCCGATCTGCTCCTGCGGCGCGCGCGATGGCTGCGCGAGCCCAGGCAAGCACCCGACGATGACGTGGTCGCAGTTCCAGAAGCGCCGCCCTCCACGCGAGGAGGTGGCCGACTGGTGGTCGGGCGATCGGGCGCGATACGGTGTCGGCATCCTGACGGGCTCGGCCAGCGGCAACATCTTCGTCCTCGACGTGGACATCGGCCCAGGCAAGGACGGCGACGATAGCCTTCGCGCGCTCCAGCTGGCGAACGAGGATCTGCCCGAGACCGCCGAGGTCCGCACGGGCGGCGGCGGGCTGCATCTGTATTTCCGCGCGCCGAAGGGCGTGGCGATCCGCAACAGCGCGCGGCAGATCGGACCCGGTCTCGACATCCGAGGCGAGGGCGGCTTTGTCGTCGCGCCGCCGTCCGTCCATGCCTCGGGCCAGCCTTACGTCTGGTCCTGGACCAACACGCTGGCGGAGGGCATCGCTGACGCTCCGGCATGGCTGCTCGATCTCGTTCGCGCCGAGCCGGTGATCGGGGCGACGCCTCGAGATCGGGTTGCGTCGTCGCCGCCGCCCGCTTCGCCGGTCGGCGCAGGAAGCCTCGGGGTGCTGCCGCCGCCGGTGGAGGACGGGCGCGAGGAATACATGCGCGACACGGTGTTCGCGGTCGCGCTTGAATTGACCGGCGAGAATGGCGCGTGGCCTACCGCCGAGGAGGTCTACGAGGTCGCGTGGCCGCAGTTCCTGCGGCGCGTCGATCTCTCGCGGCCCGGGCGGATCACCCGCGACAACGCCGAGCCCGAGATGCGGGCCAAGTGCGCGCAGATCGCCGTCAAGGCCGAAAGCGGCGGGCTGGGGCGGCTGGAGGATGTCGTGGCGGCCTATCAGGCCAAGCGGCGGGAACAGCCGCGCCAGGGGCCGGGAAATCGGCAGGAAGAGGCGGCGGGCGAGTCCAAGCGGGACGAACCGCCCGAGCCGCCGCCCGAGGACCTTGGCCGCGATTTCGTGCTGCGGCCTCCGCAGCAGATACCGTTGCGGCGGTGGCTGTACGGCGACACCTACATTCGGTCGTTCGTCAGCGTCCTCGCCGCGCCTGGCGGGGCGGGTAAAACGACGCTTTACGTAGCCGAGGCTCTTGCGATAGCGACCGGGAGGCCGCTTGTCGGCATCACGCCCAGCGAACGGACCGGCGTCTGGATCATGAACCTGGAAGACCCGGCGGACGAGATGGAGCGCCGGATCGGCGCTGCTGCGATCCACTACGGCATACGGCAGGAGGACATCGCGGGGCGGCTCTTGGTCGATGCGGGCCGCGATAAGCCGCTGACCACCGCGCATCAGACGCGCGACGGGGTCGTGATCCACCAACCGATGATCGACGCCATCGTGGAGGTCATCCGCCGCAAGAAGATCGGCGTCCTGATCGTGGACCCGTTCGTGGCGTCTCATGCGGTCTCCGAAAACGACAACCAGGCCGTCAACGCCGTTCTCGCGTCCTGGCGGCTGATCGCTGACATGACAGCGTGCTGCCCTGTCCTCGTCCACCACTTCAGGAAGCTGAACGGCGAGGAGGGCTCCATCGACAGCGTCCGAGGAGGCTCCGCGATGATCGGGGCCGTTCGCACCGCCAGGGTGATGAACGTCATGTCCGACGCCGAGGCCGCGAGGCTCGGGATCGAGGAGGCGGATCGCCGCCGCTATGTGCGGATCGACAACGCCAAGAACAACCTCGCGCCGCCAGCTGCGTCGGCTCAGTGGATCGAGTTGCGGTCGGTTGACCTGGGCAACGGGTCCGGCATTTCGCCGCATGGGGACAGGGTCGGCGTCGCCGTGCCGTGGGAGCCGCCGTCGGCGTGGGATGGGATCACCGAGGAACATGCGCGGCAGATCTACAACCACGTCCACAAGGCAGGGCGGTGCAGGGCGTCTGACCGCGCCGGCGAATGGCTGGGCAGGAAGGTCATGGAGGTGTGCAAGCTCGGCGATGGCAAAAGCGCCGCCGCTAGGGCAAAGGTGCTGCTAAAAGAATGGGTTAAGAACGGAATCTTGACTGAAGTCAAAGAAGAGGTGCCCAGCGAAGGGCGGGAAATCCCGTTCTATTATCCGGGCAAGCTTCCAGAGAGGTCGCAGCGATGATTTCCGCACTGCTCCGCACTGTTCCGCACTGTTCCGCAGTAAATCCGCATCACTGCGGAACCACCTCTCCGCACTTCCGCACCGCACCCCATAAGGGGTGCGGGGTGCGGTGCGGTAGGTGGTTCATTGGCTGCGGTAGGGCAAAAGGCCTCCGCACTGCCGCAGTCGAGGTGCTCAGATGAAACAGTCCGACTACTCCCTCGCCAAAGCCATCCTCGACGGCGTCGATGAAACCATCGCCGCCTCCGAACGCCGGTGGGGCGCGGACCGCCTCCGCCTCCTGGTTCCCGACGACATCCGAGCACGGTGGGACCGCCAGTGGCAGGCCTGGTGCCGTGCCGTCGAGGCCAACGACCTCGCCGACATCCAGAAGCACGGCGCGGCGGTCCGGCGTGCGGTGGCCGCGCTGGAGGCGGCAGCGACCGCTGCCGGGGCCGAGCCGATCTCGCCGGTGGTCTGGGAGACGGCCTACGAGGGCCGGGCCATCGCGGTGGTCAGGACCAGCGCCGAGGCGTATGCCGTCGCGACGCAGGGGCGCGGGGTCGAAGTCTGGACGCTGCACGAACTGGTCCGCGTCGCGCTGCCGAGGACCGCGATGATCGCGGCGGCGAAGGAGGTGTTCCCTGGGGCCGAGGTCGTCTCCTACAAGTCGCCGCCGACTGACTGGGCAAGCGGTGGCGATCCGCTGCCTGATTTCATGACTGCCTGACGCATGGAGACCGAGAACATGGCCCGAGATGCCGACCGACGCTCAATCCGCACCAGCAGCCGGAAAACCCGCCCTAGCGTCGATCCTGCCGAGCCGGTTATACCGCCGACGCAGGAGCGCGCGCGGCACGCCGAGCACGGGATAGAGGTGGCCGAGCCTGAGCGGACCGAGCGTGGAGGTGGTCGAGCGTACACCGACGCGCAAGGGCGGGCGTCGAGGCCATGGAGGGTCGTTGATACGCTGGCGGCGATGGAGCGGGCAGGGACCATCGACGGCGAGCAGCGGGCGGCGGGCGAGAGGTTCCGGGCGCTGTTTGAAGTCGCCGGCCTGGCTGGACTTGGGGCCGCGCCCCTGGAGCGCGCACCGGGCGGCGGCACAGGAGACGGCGGCATCCAGCGGCGTGTCGATGCGGGCCGGGCAGTCAGCAGGGCGCTACAGCTGCTTGGCGGGCGCGGGGCGTTGGTGTTGGTTACCGTCGATGTCCTCGGGTTGGGGCAATCGTTATCGGAGTGGGACCGGGCGCGCCATCAGCGCAACGGACGGGCGGGCATGATGCTGCGGGATGCGCTGGAAATCCTCGCGACGGAATGGCGGGCTTGACCAGGGGAGAGATCAGCGTATCTTGTTGATATTCGGTCGAGGTGCGCCGCAGATGATCGTTCCGAGCGCCAAGCTGAATGCCAACGAAGTGGCACGGTTTTACACCGACCAAAAGCAAAAGGTGCCTTTTGCTGCGGTCTGGGCGCTGACCCAGTCGGCCAAGGTGGCCGAAAGCGCCATCCGAGACGAGATGCGGCGCGTCCTGCATTCGCCGCGCGAATGGACGTTGCGGTCTCTTCGCACGGTGCCGGCCACCAAGGCCAAGCCCAGCGCAACGGTGAACTACCGAGAGTTTGCGGGCAAGGGCACGCCAGCGGGCACATACCTGAGGTTCCTCGAGGCTGGCGGGCAGCGACGGCACAAGCGCTTTGAACGGGCGTTGATTGCGGCGGGCGTCATGCGGGCGAACCAGTATGCCGCGCCATCTCGCAGCGCTGAGGCGTCAATCCTCGATCAGGATGGCAACGTCCCGGCCAAGGTGATCGTTCGCATCCTGTCGCAGCTGCGGGCGTTCGGCGAGCAGGGCTACAGGGCCAACCTATCGACCGACCGACGCAAGCGGCGCGGCGCGGTGAAGCGGGCGGGCGAGCAATATTTCAGCACTTCGGTGCAGCGGGGCAAGGTTGCACCGGGCATCTACCGGCGCAATCAAAGCACCGGGCGCATCGAGATGGTGATGGCGTTTGTGACCCGCGCGACATACCGGCGCATCTTCGCGTTCTACGACGTTGGCAACGCGGCGGCGATCAAGGCATGGCCCGAGATGCTGGCGCAGGGCATGGCCCGATACCCAGCCAGAGCCCGATAGGGCAAGAACCGTGCCAAGCGGGTCCCTTTTGGCAAAACAGCGTTTCGGGTAATTCGCACCGCGATGGTTTTCTAGCGCCAGCAACTTTAGGCGGTACCACCAAAATGGCAATGGTTCCAAAGGGTTGGAGCATTTCTGCGCTGGCTGTCGAACTCGACCGCGACCGCCGGACGATTGCTGCGGCTTGCGCCAATCTGACGCCAATCGGCAAGGACGGACGGTCGGTCTTTTACCGGCTGACAGATGTCCTGGCGAAGCTGGACCCGGCCAAGGCGCCCGCCGACGCAGACGAGGCTCGCAGCCGTAAGCTCGCTGCCGAAGCCGAAATCGCCGAGATGCAACGCGACAAGATGCGCGGCGAGTTGGTCGATATCTC